TCTCGACCTTTTTACTTTTTTAATCTCAAATTGAATGTTTATTTTATAACTTGCAATGTCTTTTTTTTCTAAAAGTATTCTCTTTTCATTTTTCCTTTTGAATTTTATTTTAGGTAAAATTTTATAAGATGATTTTCTTAATGTAAGAGTATCTTTTTTTGTAGAAATACCGAAAGAAAAAACATCGCATAACATCGGTTTGCACGCATTGTGGCATTGGTCTGTATTTGAAATAATTTGGCTCATTTTAATATTGTTTTTTATTTGTTATTATTAAGGCTAATTCACCACAACGACGAGCAAGCCGAGTGTTAGCGGTAATGCGACCAAACTAAACGGCTAATAGTTAACATTGAAAATGTAAACGGAAATATAAATATACATCTGTACCAAAAATATTTTCCGTGACATATTTCAGATAGTAATCCTATTGTAGAAAACCACATTGTTATTAAACAAAATATTAGCACAACCGCTAACAGCGGTTTTGTCGCATTGCTTGGTTTAGTGGAATTGTCTTTTTTCATTTTTGTTTATTTTAAAATATTAATATTAGTTTTCATAAGTCGCAACGACGACAAAACCGAGAACCGTTATGCCCCATTATAGACATAGCGTTCCATAGCAAATTCAGCCGACAACATTACTTCATCTTTTGGGTATTCTCCAATCTTTGTAAAGTGTTGCAATGTGTTTGGTAAATTCTTATTCCACGGGTAGAAATTTTCACACCCATATTTCAAAGAAACCATATTGTGTTCGGGTTCTTCATAATCTTGAAATGTTTTAGCGTCGTCCATTGTAATTACATACGCTTTCATTTTCAAGTCATTTTCACGTTTGACAATTATTCCAATGCTATCAGCGTAATGAAACTTATGGTCGCCTCCATCTTCGGAGTAAAACACAATATCATTTTCTTTAACCTCTGACCCATCTTGATAATAATAACGGGGCATAATAACACCCTTACGCAATGGGGGGCTAAGTGCTTCTTTGGACAATTTTTCGTTACTCATAATTTTGTTCTTTTAAGTTAGTGCAGTGGTTAAAATCCACCACTGCGTAAGGCTGCAAACCGTTAGCGGTCAATCAAATATTTATTTGGTTTAATTAGTCGAACTTCATAATCTCCCCAACCAATGTTAATGTAACCTGTGCAGTTGGTCTTATGATCGTAATCGTGTTCAGCGCACCACTGAAAAAAGTAGGTTAACGCATCGGGATAGTAAGCAAACTCTTCGATTCTTTCGGTGTGGTTCACTCGGTTTTTGATAATTACTGTTGTCATAGATTTGGTTTTTTTAGTTTGTTTCTCTTTGGTTCTACAAAGTAAAGAAGTAAAATTTAATTGTGCAAACATTTTCAGAAAAAAAATGAAAAAATTTTTTCGAAGGCATAAAAAAACCCCCGATTTCTCAGGGGTCTAACCAAAAAATTAAACTACGAAAACAACGAAAACCGTGCTATCTGCTACAAATATACGACTTTATTTTCCTTCATCCACAGTTATTTGTGAAACCGTGGTAATAATTGTACCTGCCGTGATCAAATAACCGCTCAATGCTACAATCGACGCAGGAAGCGAAACTGGTGCAGTAGCCAAAGCACCCCCGACCACACCAACCACAATGCCAATAGTGCGCAATTTTTTAAAAAATGGAGGAGTTTCTGCCGTCGCTCTTTCATACACCGACATTTCGTTTGCCTTCTTAGGCATCAGGTTTTTTAGATTTTTCATTATTGATAAATTTAGTTGCAAAAATTTCCGTTCCTTTCAATCCAAGGTAGCCCATGATAAAGGCAATGCCGTACTCCGCTGAACCTTGTTGCATACCTAACGCATCCACCACAATCGGGGTAAGGTAGTTTGCAGAAAACACACCGGAAGGAATACTCACCAAGGCTTTGCGCCATGAAAATTCTTTCTTTCCTATCATTACGAGCGAACCTGCAAAGCCTGCGAATGATAAGCCGAGGTTAATACCGAGGTCATGTAAAATTTGTTTCATGGCACAAAGATTTCAAAGTAGCTTACACCTTCGTTTTCGGAAGCCCAAAGGCGTGAACCCTGAACATACAAAGCCATTGCACCTTCAAAGGTTAGGTCGTAGGTGGTAACACCTTCTAAATTAGTCACTGCGTAAATCATGATGTAATAATTTCAAGGAACGCACTCTCGCAAGTAACCGTATCCGTTCCCGTTGTTTTTTGAATTGTAATAATAAAGCTAATTGGTTGGGTTCGATCAATAGTTTGGTTTACCAATGCACCCGTATTCGCTCCATAAATCACTGCGTTAGCAATCCCGTTAGTTGAGAATCGCAAAGTAGTTGAACCCGTGACAACTGCAAGCAAATCGATTTGCGTCGATGTAACGGTAGCACCAAGTGCAGCAGGTGCAAGCAACGAAGTGCCTGCCGTGGTCGTTCCAAACTTAACACGGATTGACTTTGTACCAGTAGTGGTGTAAGTATTAAATGCACTGATACGGATTACATCGCCCACGTTCAAAGTGTTTGCGGGAATGGTCAATGTTTGCATGATATTCTCGTTGGTATTATTTCCCGAGGTAACCGCACTGCCTGCAATAGCAACCGCAGGAATCACTTTCGGAAGGCGTGCCTTATCGAATGTGCCCGAAGTAATTTGAGACGCTGTAAATGCCTTATTTGCGTCCGCAGTGTTATCCACGTTTCCAAGTCCAACCATGGCTTTGGTTACTTGCTTATTCTTCCATAAATCGGTAGAACTTTCGTAAATCAAAGCATCGTTATTCGCTAACGTTGCTGGGTCAATAAACACGTTGTGAAGTTCGTCTAACTCCCAACCGTTCATAATCTTTACATAGATTTTCCCGTTGTTAGCGTGCGAATATTCCACGTAACCAATTACCACGATGTGACCCGTAGAACCGTTTGGTTTTACGTTAGTCATGCGCCCCGCAGTTGTTGGGCTTAAATATAACACATCGCCATCAGCCCAAGTTTCACCTTGTAAGCTTCCAGTTGTGTTGATGTTTTCAATTTGCCCTACCGTTAGAATAAAACCTTCTTGGTTTGGTGCAATCGTTTCCGTTACCACTCCGAGGGTATCGGCTGAATTAAGGTCGGTATTTGCACGTGCTAAGTCAACCGCTAATCTTTGGCCTTGCGCTCCCGTAACCTTTACAACCTGGTAATTTGCTTTCGTTAGTGTGGTGTTTGGGTTCACCTTATTTACCACACGTGCGACTAAATCAACACCGTTCTTCAATGTAACCGAGCCACCTTTCAAAAGTGTTTGTGAACTTCCAAGGCTATCGTTCCACTCGGTTGCACCAACTGCGAGCGTTCCCGTTGGGTTTACGTTCAACGCTAATTGATCAGCGGTTAAATTGTACGTGCCGAGGTTGACGTTTTGTGTTGCACCCGTGTAAGGAACTTTCGCATCCAAGGCGTTCTGCAAATCGGTTTGATTGCTTAACGTTCCCGTAATCGAACCCCATGTAGAACTTCCACCGCCTCCCGTTGACTTTGCTTCAAGATCAGCATCGGTAACACCGTCTTTGAACCAATACTCAGTCGCACCGCTTCCGCTATCAACGATAACGGTTAAACCAATGTAACGTCGGTCTTCTGCTATGGAACTCAAAGCCGAAGCAGTTGAAACAAACACGCCCAAACGATCGTCTACGGGTGCAGGTTTGTTGATTTCTAAATTATCGCTTAATCTAATCATTGTATAGTCATTTGAACGGTTGCTTCCGTTTGCCACATTGTAACGTAAATTGTGTAATCATCCTCGGTATCGTACACCTCAAACAACTGATCGAACGCTCCTTGATCGAATGAACTTCTAAACCAATGCGAAAAGGAATAAGTTGAAGGAACTGCAAACCAAAGAAACAAATTGCTAACCGCTCCACCATCAAAGGTAATGTTAATCGGTTGGTTGGGTGCAACCGCTATCGTGCTACCGTCGTAAAGGTCGATTTGGTTGGTAGCTTCCACGCCTCCAAAGTAACAAACATCGGGGTTCATTTCAGTCGGTATCGTGCAAATTGACAAAGCCAGTGGAACGTTAAACGATAGCACCGCTCTACATCCTGCTACACGATCCCCAAACCTATCTACAAAGTAATCAACGTTAGCATCTACCGAAATATCGAAGTCATTGCCAAACGTCCGTTGGTACTTAATCATGAAATCCCCTGCAAGTTGGGTCATGTCGCTCATGACCTCATCGGGTTGGAGTGTTTGGAAGTTCAAAGCATTTGAACCCGTAGGACGGTCTGCTACCTTTTGGCTTTCCTCAATCTTATCCATGAAAACCAACCCAACGGTAAACGTAACCGAGTTGCTTCCAAACCTCGAAGAATCCAACGTCGCAAAAACCAAAGGGTAATAAACCCGATCAATTTCAGGAGTAACAAAATTGGTTATTTGTGCGCTATCAGGGTCGAGAATGTTACCCGTCCCAAACGAATTAACGAGCGGATGTGTCTCGCTGAATTCCTTTAAGCTTCTTTTTATCGTGTTCCAACTTTGCATCTTTCTCTTTTGATAGGTAAACCCTTAATTTGTCGACGTTCTTTTTGTGGTAACTCATAGATTTTAATAACAGTCACAATCCCGATTGAAGTTAGCTTGGTAACGGCTCGCATAATCGCCACAACAACCGTAGTTATTCAACACCAATCCCGCAGTGTAATTACGTCGGTTAGGCAAAATGGTATCGATTTGTCCGCTTGGTGATTGATACGCAGGGAAGTCGGTGATATTTGTCAAAATAAAACGGGTAATTCTTTCAGCGTACCACTCCGCTTTCGATTTGTAATAGTCAATCAACCGTTGAAGTTCACTCATGGAGGCCTGCGTACTGTTTTGATCCGTACCACGCTCCACGTTCTTGTTTCGTAATTGGAAACCGAATGCCATCGGAAACTCCATTTGTACAAACATTTGCAAACATGGCTGAATGTAGTCAATAAGCAAGTCCTCATTCTCTTGGGTTAAATCGTCCGCAATGATTTGATTTGCAATTTCTTTGTAAAGATCGCTACCTAAAATAGGTTGAATGTGCATCTCTTGACACATGATCAACGTCGGGCGCAACTTCACCATAGAAACGTTTTCGTTAATCAATGAAGCATCTTTTAATTGCTTCTCGGTTATGAATAGGGCTTTTTGGCTCATGCTTTCGGTTTTACAAGTGTTTGCATCCAAGTATGTCTACACGTTGGGTAGTGTTGGTTAGTTCCAGGTTTGGTATACCAACCGCCTTTTCGCTCCCAAACCGAGTACCCCATGATATCGGAAATTTGGTTAATGTCTTGACGTGTGTAATACCTTCCTAAGTCAATCATTTTCGAGCAAAATTCACGACTGCCAGCGATCAACTTTTGAGGGCCAAACTCAGGAAGTACGTCGTATTTGTACATCACTTGCACCAACGGTTCACCTTCGGGGTTACGTGGCTTAATAAAGTCCTTTGCAGACTCTCCAAGCTCTTTTAACGCTCCACGAATATTGATAGCCTTCGCTTCAATAAGTGCGCTGATACGGTCTGAAATTAGCTCTATTGACTTTCCTAATTTATCCGCTAATTTATCCGAAGTAATTGCAGGGTCTTTCTCAATCATTTTCAAAATGTCGGCATCAAGTTCCGCATATTCGGAAGCAAATTCTTGCTCTAATAACTCGAACCCATAACGCATAGGTCTGCGTGTAATTTCCTCAAACTCGGAAGCGTCACGGCCAAACTTTTGAAACAACGCTAACTCTTCTTTCTCCTTTCGGAAGTCATGGCGCTCGAAGGCTTGCGGTTGCTCGGTAACGGTTACTTCGGCCAAAGGTGGTAACCCCGCTTTTTCTCGCAGTTCGTCTTTGGTCATGATTTGAAGCAATGACTGCTCACTTAATCTTTCAGTAATTGGCTCGGTAGGTTCGATTTCCAACACGCCCAAACCATTGAAGGAAAAAATGTAGTTAAATACCTTTTCTAACTTTTGAACTCGATCGTTTACATATACCGCCTTAAATAGTTCGTATGCTTCCACCAACTCTGAACGTCCACCAAGTTGCCCTGAAACACGTACACCGAAAAGCATCGGTGAGGTCACACGGTGAGCAACAAAGATTTCGGTTTGGATGGTTTCGTTGAGAATGTTAAACTGCTTATCAAGGTCGTTAGCGTTTAATGGTTCAATCTTTAATCCAGTATCCGCACTATCGTTGAAGTTCACCACGATACGCTCCCCGTCGTCGCCTTTTAATTGCTTTTGTAATTGGCGTTTGATTTCCCTTTGTTCTTCGTTTGATGGCACTCCATTATTGAAGTTGAAAAGGAAACCACCAAGGAAACCATTACGTAAGTTGTTCACGTGGTAATTGGCAATACGTGCATCCGTTTCGATGTAAGCAAGCGCACCCAAGTATTCAGGAATGGGGTAATAACGAACGCTCGGAGCGTATGAACAGTAGTAAAATAGTTGCTTACCCAAACGTTTTTCGGGGTCGAATGGCATATACTCGGTAAGCCCTTCGGGGTCGCCAAACTCTTTCCACTCGTCAGCGTAATAAAACTTGCTTCCATCCACGTTTCTGCGTAGGTTACCAAAGTTTTTGTGTGCTATTTGACTGATCTTGCCGTGCATATTCCACACGATTTCCAACGCAAACCCGTTGAAAATTTCAAAGTCTAACGCAGTTTTGTATAGAATATCGTTCAAATCGTCGTAAGGGTTTGGGTTCTCCAACAAACGATTCAATTCACCAAGCATTTCGCTCGGTACTTTGTCGGCTTCATACGTCCAACCATTACCCGTGATGTAATTTACCTTTCCGTTTACAATAGCGTTATGCTTTGCGCTACGTTGGTACATTTCCAACAAATAATCGGGGTATCGGTTATGTTCTCCGTACATCACATAATCCTTACCGTTCGCAACCTTGTACTCGGGTAACTTCGTTTCAAAGTCCTGTCGTACAATAGGCGAACTGGTAGGCATACCATACGCATTTTTTACTCTTCTTGAACTCATAAATTTGGCTCGATATAAGTTGTATTGTTTTCAAATACGATGTCGGTGTTTTCATTCGCCAAAACTTCGTACAATCCAACCTCCAACACGTTTAAAATTTCTTCGCTTTCAGGGTTGACCGCTCCTTCATTACCCTCGTAAAGTGTATATAAACACTGACCAACGGGTAAATTCCCAACATTGCAATCCCAAGCATCAAAACGGCCAGTAAATACGCTAAGGTTTTGAGCCTTTTCAAAGCCGAAAAAATAATCTTCATTCGTTGCTACGTGGTGAATGTTTAAATATACCCATGCACCGCTCACCATGTTCTCGGTAGCGGTAAAGTATAGGCGGTTAACTGCGTTCGTTGTGATCAACTGCATATTTATATAATGGGAAAAAACGAAAATGTAACGAATAAAAAAAGGGAGCGTAAACGCCCCCCTTCAAAATATGGAAAGTGTGTAGGGTTAATCCAAAGGTACAGTGCCCGTGAATACTACGATTGGGTCTTTTTCCATGGAAGTAAACGTCAATGTCATTCCGTTCAAATCTCCCATAGCAGTTCCAGTTGCGGAAGTTCCAGTTGTTAAATAAACTCCGTTCTCCAATCCCATAACCCACTGCGCACCGTTTCTGTCGGTAGCAATTACGGCTAATTTAGCCTGAGCCAATAGCTTCAATTGATTACGAAGTTCAGCGGTCAATTTAGGCAATACGATTGAAAGTTCGGTTTGGTAAAAGGTAGTTCCATTTTCAACACTCGATGTTACCGTTTCGGTGAATTGAGCCGTGTTCATTGGCAATTCAAACGAAAAGAAACCACCCGTAGCGGTTGAGATAGCACCGTTTGCAACGGCACCGTAATCGACGTCTTCAAAGTTGTCGATGTAAACTTGTTTTAATCCACCAACGCTATCCTTACAAGCGAGAGTGTATCCTGCGGTTAATGCGCAACTCATATCTTTATTTTTTTATTTTAGTTCAAAAAAAAGGGTGGGCGATTTCACCCACCCCCTCGGTTAATAGTTCAATCGATCGATTAGGATGCAGCCATCATGAAACGACGGGTCTGATCAGGGAAAGCGATTTGAACACCTGCCTTGAATTCAGCAACGAAACGAACTTGATCAGCTTCTTTTGCGTAGAAGATTTCGAAACGCTCCTCTTCATTCAACAAGTCAGTACCGAAAACGAAGTGTGAAGTGCGACCTGCGTACAAATCGTATTCTCCGTTCAATCCGTTTACTCCGTACAACTTGATGTTTGAACCTGGCAAAGTCAATTCGTAATTTTCAACACCGTTCAAGTAAGAAATATTGAAATAGTTTTCAGCTACCAAACCTTGCTTAATTGCAGTGAATACGTCAACACCGCAGAAAATAGCAACGTCATCGTAACCTTTGATGTCAGCAGGAAGGTAAGTTTCAAAAGTGTTCAACAACTTGATAGCGTTTGTAGGTGTTGATTGCAAAGTAGCAAATGAAAGGTCAGTAGTCCAACCGTAAGCAGAAGCGTTCAAATCGATACAATCGGTAGTAGGATTAGCAGTAGCGGCATCAGCAAAAATCTTAGCAAATCCAGTGATTGAACCAGATGAACCTGTACCTTGCCATACCGCAGTTTCCAAAGCCTTCTGAATAGAAGCAACCTTCTGCTCTGCGTAAACTTGCTCGAAAGGAATGGTTGTAGGCATTGAACCCGCAGTCAATTGGGTTTGCATCCAGTATGCTTCCAAAGATTTGGGGCACATTGCTTCGTGAACCTTGGTGTGAACCGCAGTCAAGTTGCGCTGTGTGAAATCGGTAGTGTTTCCTGAACCGTCAAAACCACAAGTATTGCCATAAGCAAAAGTAGTTGTAGTGTCTAACAAGTTCAAAGCAGAAACATACTTCACACCAACTTGCTTGTTGATCAAAGAAATG